CTATTCGATAATGGGTCCTGTTGGCCATTCAATATCCGGTGCAGTTGATGTATCAACACGGTTCAGCAACACCCGATACTTCTTCCAGGCTTCCAGCAACGAGTTTTCTTCCTCCGTTGCGATCTCCAGATCCACAGCATCCTGAAGCGGCGCTATATGCTCACTGGCTACCTGCATCAGGCTGTTTTTTGTTTCTTCCGCCTCCCGGATCCGGAACAGTTTTTCTGCTTCCGTATCCTTCACCCAGGCTGTGCCGTTCCACTTCTGATATTCCCCTCCCGGCGACAACCAGGTAACATTTTCCGGTAACGGACCGAGTTCAGAAATAAATAACGCGTCGCCGGAAGCCACGTCATAAACCGTTTTACCCCGATGGTCTTCAACGAGATGCCACGATGCCTCATCACTGTTGAAAACGGCCACAAAGCCAGCAGGAATATCTGGCGGTGCAATATAGGTACTGTTTGCTGGCAGACCTGTATGAGGCGGAATATATGCATCACCTTCACCAATAAATTCATTAGTTCCGGCCAGCAGATTATAAATTTTTATGGTCCGTGGTTGTTCACTCATTCTGAATGCCATTATGCAAGCCTCACAATATAGTTAAATGCGATGTTTTTGACGGTGTTTTCCGCGTTACCAGCAGCGTTAACGGTGATGGTGTGTCCATGTGAACCAATCGCAACCGAGTGCGTATGCGCACCAATACCGACAGTATGTGCGTGTGCACCTGCGCTTGCAGCAGTACCCGATACAGAGTGCGTATGAGCGCCTGCAGAAGAAGTGTTAACACTGTATTTAGAATAATCAGGTGATCCACTTCCCGGAGCACCACTGGAACCACCTGAAACAAATGTCATCGAATGGGTATGTGCACCGGCTGAAGCAGCCGTACCGCTAACACTATGGGTATGCGCACCAGTGTTATTCGTGGATTTAGTGCCGTAATCAAACGACGATGTGGTTTTCGTCCCCAAATCCGTACTGGATACGCTGGCGCTGTGGGTGTGTGATTTAATGCCGTCCTGTTCCTGAGACAATACGGCTCGATCACTGGCGGGCTTGCCCTTAATCGTCCAGCCACGCATATCAGGGATCACGCCTGACGGATAAGCGGCTGCAAGTTTCGGGTAAGCAGATTTGTCAAAAGTCTGCCCCTGCATCAGGGCATAACCAGACGGAACGGTATCTGATGGCCACGGGATTGGTGCACCGACTGGATAAAACTCTGCAGGAGGATGAGCCGAGGTGTAAAGCTGCGCCCACGGCGACCAGTTTGCGTCGGTCGTATCCCGTCGTGAACGAATAAATGCCGGAGCATGAGCACCGCTTGTACCACTCCAGCCGATGAGTAACTCACCTTCGCCAACGGCTGTCATCCCTTTCAGGTGAATGATATTTCCATACGCTGTTGGATATCCGTTGTTATACACCTCGTATAACTCAAGACCTGTTGCCCCCTGCGTATTGTCTGTCAACGCGGTTGAAAGGGCAGTGTTTCCCAGCGCCCTTCCTGGTATGCGGATTCTTTCGGGAGATAGTAATTAGCATCCGCCCATTCAACGGCGGTCTGTGGCTCCGGCCTGAACAGTGAGCGAAGCCCGGCGCGGACAAAATGCCGCAGCCTGTTAACCTGACTGTTCGATATATTCACTCAGCAACCCCGGTATCAGTTCATCCAGCGCGGCTGCTTTGTTCATGGCTTTGATAATATCCCGTTTCAGGAAATCAACATGTCGGTTTTCCAGTTCCGGAAAACGCCGCTGCACCGACAGGGGGAGCCCGTCGAGAATACTGGCAATTTCACCTGCGATCCGCGACAACACGAAAGTACAGAATGCGGTTTCCACCACTTCAGCGGAGTCTCTGGCATTCTTCAGTTCCTGTGCGTCGGCCTGCGCACGCGTAAGTCGATGGCGTTCGTACTCAATAGTTCCTGGCTGGAGATCTGCCTCGCTGGCCTGCCGCAGTTCTTCAACCTCCCGGCGCAGCTTTTCGTTCTCAATTTCAGCATCCCTTTCGGCATACCATTTTATGACGGCGGCAGAGTCATAAAGCACCTCATTACCCTTGCCACCGCCTCGCAGAACGGGCATTCCCTGTTCCTGCCAGTTCTGAATGGTACGGATACTCGCACCGAAAATGTCAGCCAGCTGCTTTTTGTTGACTTCCATTGTTCATTCCACGGACAAAAACAGAGAAAGGAAACGACAGAGGCCAAAAAGCTCGCTTTCAGCACCTGTCGTTTCCTTTCTTTTCAGAGGGTATTTTAAATAAAAACATTAAGTTATGACGAAGAAGAACGGAAACGCCTTAAACCGGAAATTTTTCATAAATAGCGAAAACCCGCGAGGTCGCCGCCCCGTAACCTGTCGGATCACCGGAAAGGACCCGTAAAGTGATAATGATTATCATCTACATATCACAACGTGCGTGGAGGCCATCAAACCACGTCAAATAATCAATTATGACGCAGGTATCGTATTAATTGATCTGCATCAACTTAACGTAAAAACAACTTCAGACAATACAAATCAGCGACACTGAATACGGGGCAACCTCATGTCAACGAAGAACAGAACCCGCAGAACAACAACCCGCAACATCCGCTTTCCTAACCAAATGATTGAACAAATTAACATCGCTCTTGAGCAAAAAGGGTCCGGGAATTTCTCAGCCTGGGTCATTGAAGCCTGCCGTCGGAGACTAACGTCAGAAAAGAGAGCATATACATCAATTAAAAGTGATGAAGAATGAACATCCCGCGTTCTTCCCTCCGAACAGGACGATATTGTAAATTCACTTAATTACGAGGGCATTGCAGTAATTGAGTTGCAGTTTTACCACTTTCCTGACAGTGACAGACTGCGTGTTGGCTCTGTCACAGACTAAATAGTTTGAATGATTAGCAGTTATGGTGATCAGTCAACCACCAGGGAATAATCCTTCATATTATTATCGTGCTTCACCAACGCTGCCTCAATTGCTCTGAATGCTTCCAGAGACACCTTATGTTCTATACATGCAATTACAACATCAGGGTAACTCATAGAAATGGTGCTATTAAGCATATTTTTTACACGAATCAGATCCACGGAGGGATCATCAGCAGATTGTTCTTTATTCATTTTGTCGCTCCATGCGCTTGCTCTTCATCTAGCGGTTAAAATATTACTTCAAATCTTTCTGTATGAAGATTTGAGCACGTTGGCCTTACATACATCTGTCGGTTGTATTTCCCTCCAGAATGCCAGCAGGACCGCACTTTGTTAAGCAACCAATACTATTAAGTGAAAACATTCCTAATATTTGACATAAATCATCAACAAAACACAAGGAGGTCAGACCAGATTGAAACGATAAAAACGATAATGCAAACTACGCGCCCTCGTATCACATGGAAGGTTTTACCAATGGCTCAGGTTGCCATTTTTAAAGAAATATTCGATCAAGTGCGAAAAGATTTAGACTGTGAATTGTTTTATTCTGAACTAAAACGTCACAACGTCTCACATTATATTTACTATCTAGCCACAGATAATATTCACATCGTGTTAGAAAACGATAACACCGTGTTAATAAAAGGACTTAAAAAGGTTGTAAATGTTAAATTCTCAAGAAACACGCATCTTATAGAAACGTCCTATGATAGGTTGAAATCAAGAGAAATCACATTTCAGCAATACAGGGAAAATCTTGCTAAAGCAGGAGTTTTCCGATGGGTTACAAATATCCATGAACATAAAAGATATTACTATACCTTTGATAATTCATTACTATTTACTGAGAGCATTCAGAACACTACACAAATCTTTCCACGCTAAATCATAACGTCCGGTTTCTTCCGTGTCAGCACCGGGGCGTTGGCATAATGCAATACGTGTACGCGCTAAACCCTGTGTGCATCGTTTTAATTATTCCCGGACACTCCCGCAGAGAAGTTCCCCGTCAGGGCTGTGGACATAGTTAATCCGGGAATACAATGACGATTCATCGCACCTGACATACATTAATAAATATTAACAATATGAAATTTCAACTCATTGTTTAGGGTTTGTTTAATTTTCTACACATACGATTCTGCGAACTTCAAAAAGCATCGGGAATAACACCATGAAAAAAATGCTACTCGCTACTGCGCTGGCCCTGCTTATTACAGGATGTGCTCAACAGACGTTTACTGTTCAAAACAAACCGGCAGCAGTAGCACCAAAGGAAACCATCACCCATCATTTCTTCGTTTCTGGAATTGGGCAGAAGAAAACTGTCGATGCAGCCAAAATTTGTGGCGGCGCAGAAAATGTTGTTAAAACAGAAACCCAGCAAACATTCGTAAATGGATTGCTCGGTTTTATTACTTTAGGCATTTATACTCCGCTGGAAGCGCGTGTGTATTGCTCACAATAATTGCATGAGTTGCCCATCGATATGGGCAACTCTATCTGCACTGCTCATTAATATACTTCTGGGTTCCTTCCAGTTGTTTTTGCATAGTGATCAGCCTCTCTCTGAGGGTGAAATAATCCCGTTCAGCGGTGTCTGCCAGTCGGGGGGAGGCTGCATTATCCACGCCGGAGGCGGTGGTGGCTTCACGCACTGACTGACAGACTGCTTTGATGTGCAACCGACGACGACCAGCGGCAACATCATCACGCAGAGCATCATTTTCAGCTTTAGCATCAGCTAACTCCTTCGTGTATTTTGCATCGAGCGCAGCAACATCACGCTGACGCATCTGCATGTCAGTAATTGCCGCGTTCGCCAGCTTCAGTTCTCTGGCATTTTTGTCGCGCTGGGCTTTGTAGGTAATGGCGTTATCACGGTAATGATTAACAGCCCATGACAGGCAGACGATGATGCAGATAACCAGAGCGGAGATAATCGCGGTGACTCTGCTCATACATCAATCTCTCTGACCGTTCCGCCCGCTTCTTTGAATTTTGCAATCAGGCTGTCAGCCTTATGCTCGAACTGACCATAACCAGCGCCCGGCAGTGAAGCCCAGATATTGCTGCAACGGTCGATTGCCTGACGGATATCACCACGATCAATCATAGGTAAAGCGCCACGCTCCTTAATCTGCTGCAATGCCACAGCGTCCTGACTTTTCGGAGAGAAGTCTTTCAGGCCAAGCTGCTTGCGGTAGGCATCCCACCAACGGGAAAGAAGCTGGTAGCGTCCGGCGCCTGTTGATTTGAGTTTTGGGTTTAGCGTGACAAGTTTGCGAGGGTGATCGGAGTAATCAGTGAATAGCTCTCCGCCTACAATGACGTCATAACCATGATTTCTGGTTTTCTGACGTCCGTTATCAGTTCCCTCCGACCACGCCAGCATATCGAGGAACGCCTTACGTTGATTATTGATTTCTACCATCTTCTACTCCGGCTTTTTTAGCAGCGAAGCGTTTGATAAGCGAACCAATCGAGTCAGTACCGATGTAGCCGATAAACACGCTCGTTATATAAGCGAGATTGCTACTTAGTCCGGCGAAGTCGAGAAGGTCACGAATGAACCAGGCGATAATGGCGCACATCGTTGCGTCGATTACTGTTTTTGTAAACGCACCGCCATTATATCTGCCGCGAAGGTACGCCATTGCAAACGCAAGGATTGCCCCGATGCCTTGTTCCTTTGCCGCGAGAATGGCGGCCAACAGGTCATGTTTTTCTGGCATCTTCATGTCTTACCCCCAATAAGGGGATTTGCTCTATTTAATTAGGAATAAGGTCGATTACTGATAGAACAAATCCAGGCTACTGTGTTTAGTAATCAGATTTGTTCGTGACCGATATGCACGGGCAAAACGGCAGGAGGTTGTTAGCGCGACCTCCTGCCACCCGCTTTCACGAAGGTCATGTGTAAAAGGCCGCAGCGTAACTATTACTAATGAATTCAGGACAGACAGTGGCTACGGCTCAGTTTGGGTTGTGCTGTTGCTGGGCGGCGATGACGCCTGTACGCATTTGGTGATCCGGTTCTGCTTCCGGTATTCGCTTAATTCAGCACAACGGAAAGAGCACTGGCTAACCAGGCTCGCCGACTCTTCACGATTATCGACTCAATGCTCTTACCTGTTGTGCAGATATAAAAAATCCCGAAACCGTTATGCAGGCTCTAACTATTACCTGCGAACTGTTTCGGGATTGCATTTTGCAGACCTCTCTGCCTGCGATGGTTGGAGTTCCAGACGATACGTCGAAGTGACCAACTAGGCGGAATCGGTAGTAAGCGCCGCCTCTTTTCATCTCACTACCACAACGAGCGAATTAACCCATCGTTGAGTCAAATTTACCCAATTTTATTCAATAAGTCAATATCATGCCGTTAATATGTTACCATCCGTGGCAATCATGCTGCTAACGTGTGACCGCATTCAAAATGTTGTCTGCGATTGACTCTTCTTTGTGGCATTGCACCACCAGAGCGTCATACAGCGGCTTAACAGTGCGTGACCAGGTGGGTTGGGTAAGGTTTGGGATTAGCATCGTCACAGCGCGATATGCTGCGCTTGCTGGCATCCTTGAATAGCCGACGCCTTTGCATCTTCCGCACTCTTTCTCGACAACTCTCCCCCACAGCTCTGTTTTGGCAATATCAACCGCACGGCCTGTACCATGGCAATCTCTGCATCTTGCCCCCGGCGTCGCGGCACTACGGCAATAATCCGCATAAGCGAATGTTGCGAGCACTTGCAGTACCTTTGCCTTAGTATTTCCTTCAAGCTTTGCCACACCACGGTATTTCCCCGATAACGATGAAACCATGCAGGAGATTAACACTCTGCTGATCGCCCTGGATAAAACATGGGATGACGACTTATTGCCGCTCTGTTCCCAGATATTTCGCCGCGACATTCGTGCATCGTCAGAACTGACACAGGCCGAAGCAGTGAAAGCTCTTGGATTCCTGAAACAAAAAGCCACTGAGCAGAAGGTGGCAGCATGACACCGGACATTATCCTGCAGCGTACCGGGATCGACGTGAGAGCTGTCGAACAGGGGGATGATGCATGGCACAAATTACGGCTCGGCGTCATCACCGCTTCAGAAGTTCACAACGTGATAGCAAAGCCCCGCTCAGGAAAGAAGTGGCCTGACATGAAAATGTCCTACTTCCACACCCTGCTTGCCGAGGTTTGCACCGGTGTGGCTCCGGAAGTTAACGCTAAAGCACTGGCCTGGGGAAAACAGTACGAGAACGACGCCAGAACCCTGTTTGAGTTCACTTCCGGCGTGAATGTTATTGAATCCCCGATCATCTATCGCGACGAAAGTATGCGTACCGCCTGCTCTCCCGATGGTTTATGCAGTGACGGCAATGGCCTTGAGCTGAAATGCCCGTTTACCTCCCGGGATTTCATGAAGTTCCGGCTCGGTGGTTTCGAGGCCATAAAATCGGCTTACATGGCCCAGGTGCAGTACAGCATGTGGGTGACACGAAAAGATGCCTGGTACTTTGCCAACTATGACCCACGTATGAAGCGTGAAGGACTGCATTATGTCGTGGTTGAGCGGGATGAAAAGTACATGGCGAGTTTTGACGAGATGGTGCCGGAGTTCATCGAAAAAATGGACGAGGCACTGGCTGAAATTGGTTTTGTATTTGGGGAGCAATGGCGATGAAGCATCCTCACGATAATATCCGGGTAGGTGCGATCACTTTCGTCTACTCCGTTACAAAGCGAGGCTGGGTATTTCCCGGCCTTTCTGTTATCAGAAATCCCCTGAAAGCACAGCGGCTGGCTGAGGAGATAAATAATAAACGGGGAGCTGTATGCACAAAGCATCTCCCGTTGAGTTAAGAACGAGTATCGAGATGGCACATAGCCTCGCTCAAATTGGAGTCAGGTTTGTGCCAATACCAGTAGAAACAGACGAAGAATTTCATACGTTAGCCGCATCCCTTTCACAAAAGCTGGAAATGATGGTGGCGAAAGCAGAAGCAGATGAGAGAGACCAGGTATGACAACCACTGAATGTATTTTTCTGGCAGCGGGCTTCATATTCTGTGTGCTTATGCTTGCCGACATGGGGCTTGTTCAATGACACCTCAGCAAGAAAACGCCCTTCGCAGCATTGCCCGTCAGGCTAATTCTGAAATCAAAAAAGCCAGACAGCAGTTTCCGGATAAAAACGTCGATGACATTTGCCGTAGCGTACTGAAGAAGCACCGCGAAACGGTAACGCTGATGGGATTCACACCGACTCATTTAAGCCTGGCAATCGGCATGTTAAACGGCGTCTTTAAGGAACGATGAACATGAAAAGCAAAATTATCAGGGAGCTACAGGCTCCTTTTTTATTGCTCGCATTTACCCCCAAGCGTATTAACCAACAATTCAGGGATTAATGGAAGATGGCAGACATCATTGATTCAGCATCAGAAATTGAAGAATTACAGCGCAACACAGCAATAAAAATGCGCCGCCTGAACCACCAGGCTGTATCTGCCACTCATTGTTGTGAGTGTGGCGATCCCATAGATGAGCTAAGACGCCTGGCCGTTCAGGGTTGTCGGACTTGTGCAAGTTGCCAGGAAGATCTGGAGCTTATCAGTAAACAGAGAGGTTCGAAGTGAGCGTAATTCACTCTCAGGCACTGCGTGAAGCGGCAGAGCAGGCAATGCCTGACAACTGGGGATTTGACGCGGACCTTTTCCATGAGCTGGTAACACCATCGATTGTGCTGACACTGCTGGATGAACGGGAAAGAAACCAGCAATACATCAAACGCCGCGACCAGGAGAACGAGGATATTGCGCTAACGGTGGGGAAACTGCGTGTTGAGCTGGAGACAGCAAAAATCAAAACTCAACGAGCAGCGTGAGTAGAAGGTGTTATCTCGGATGGAAGTAAGCGTATTGCTGAACTGGAGGCCTGGGTTGAATACACAAGAGCTGCATACGTAAGAGCAAAAGACAAGGGAGATTTGATCAGAGTTATTACCCGCCAACCAACGGGATTTTACGCTTACGTACCATGTAATTAGGAATCCTTGAAGTGGCAGCCTAACTGCGGATACACTGAAATGGCGATTTGGTAACATGTTTCGCACAAGGCTGTTACTACACTTAGAGATAATCAGCCATGATTAAACGCTTTGTAAAAAGTAAAAGGAAATTACAATGAAAAAATCAATACTAATTTTAGGGCTTACGTTAATTGTCTCATCTCAAATACCATCGGCAATGGCAAAAAATGAATCAAAACTATGGGTTGTTGTTGATCGAACGGAAAGACATACCTGCCCTTCAAGTAAATGTGGAGTGGCTGGGAAACTATTTTTCAGGGAAGGCGTAGATTTTCTAGAAAAAAAAGGTGAATGGGTTCGTATAACTGAGCCATATTCAGCCTCATGTGTTGGAGGGGAAAGCGAATATATTAAAGAAGGTAATAAATCCTGCACAAGAAAAAATGGAATCGTTAATGGCAAGTTTTCAGAATGGGTTAAACTTAGTGATCTTAGCAGTGAAAGGCCATCAGATCCTGCTGAAAATGCGAGCGGAGATGATACTTTAATCAAAGGATCTGATGACTACCGTATATACAAAAAAGAGTTTTCTTCGGCAGCTAGGAAGTTAATAAATGAAGGGGTCTGCACGGAAAGCGATTTTAAGGAAATCGGAGGGTGGATGGCATCAAGCAATAAGGGTGAAAACATCTATTTCACATATTGCGGAGGAATGACGTTGTCGAACAGAATATATCTAGACGTTAAAAGTGGAAAGACTTTTAGATAATATGATATTACCAATGACAGCATTAATTTAATGCCTCCATAGAATTATCTCCAGGAAGTAAGTATAAGAAAAGCCCGCACAATGAGCTGCTGCGGGCTTTGTGTTATTCGCCATATTTTATGAAGCAAATACGACACTATAGATAATTAAGCGTTACTGGTTGTCGATTCCTCACTCATTCCTGCTGATGGCTGTCTTCTTGTATGTGCCATTGAAGGGTAATATCGCGTAAAAAGATACCGGAAGTATCCGCGCCGCCATGATTGTCTTTCTCCTGATGCAGGAAAAGCAGAATGACTAGATCAGCAGCAGAGCGCAAAGCCGATCAGAGAGCCAAGCAAGCATCATCCGGTATGCGTAAGCTGGAGCTTGTACTTGATGCTCAGGAAATTGAAATGCTGGAGCGTAACTGAGCCACGCGCCGCTTCAGGCGTGCGCCTTACGAGTTTGGTGAGTACATAGCATTACTGAGCCGCCAGGATGATGCACGTGTGCGCTGGCGTATAAAATCGATTAGCAGAAAACGTTGCCGTAAGTGCGGCGAGAGAGTTCCTGTTAATTCATGCCCGTGTAATGGTGACTCACAATACTGGGTGACCAAAGGCTGGCACGAAACAAAATTAATGATATAAATCTCTGTGACATGTCACGGAGGCGGCAATGAAATTAGACCAGCAATATCTAAAAGATCTACTTATCGCATTCGAAAAAACTTATGGCCCTGACACGATGCTTAGTGAACTAGAGGATAATGGCTTTAATAGATATGACCAAAATTTTATTTTCCATATGCGATTATTATGTGACTACGAATTAATAGTTAGGGTTGATGGAAAACCAGGGTTCGGTCATATAATGTCCAACGAGTTAGGGGAAGGTGTTGAATATAGTTGGATCGAAGTACCACTGAGGTTGACAGCAAGAGGGCATGATTTTATTGCTGACTTACGTCAAAAGGAGGTCTGGCAAGCTATAAAAACAAACTTTAAGGATGAGGGAATTAGTACTCTTATGAGTGTTTCAAAATCACTAGCAAAAGTCTTTGCAAGGAAAAAAATAAAAGATATTACAGGAATAGATATTGAATAATTCTTAGCATCAAGCAACTACTGCCTTTGGTGAAAATTATATCTGAACTCGCTACGGCGAGTTTTGTTTTACGGAGATGATAAATGCACTTCAGAGTCACTGGTGAATGGAATGGAGAACCATTCAACAGAGTTATCTAAGCAGAGAACATCAATGACTGCTATGACAACTGGATGATATGGGCGCAGATAGCACATGCAGACATAACCAATATTCGAATTGAAGAACTGAAAGAACACCAAGCCGCCTGATGGCGGTTTTTTCTTGCGTGTAATTGCGGAGACTTTGCGATGTACTTGACACTTCAGGAGTGGAACGCTCGCCAGCGACGCCCAAGAAGCCTTGAAACAGTTCGTCGATGGGTGCGCGAATGCAGGATATTCCCTCCTCCGGTTAAGGATGGAAGAGAGTATCTGTTCCACGAATCAGCGGTAAAGGTTGACTTAAATCGACCAGTAACAGGTAGCCTTTTGAAGAGGATCAGAAATGGGAAGAAGGCGAAGTCATGAGCGCCGGGATTTACCCCCTAACCTTTATATAAGAAACAATGGATATTACTGCTACAGGGACCCAAGGACGGGTAAAGAGTTTGGATTAGGCAGAGACAGGCGAATCGCAATCACTGAAGCTATACAGGCCAACATTGAGTTATTTTCAGGACACAAACACAAGCCTCTGACAGCGAGAATCAACAGTGATAATTCCGTTACGTTACATTCATGGCTTGATCGCTACGAAAAAATCCTGGCCAGCAGAGGAATCAAGCAGAAGACACTCATAAATTACATGAGCAAAATTAAAGCAATAAGGAGGGGTCTGCCTGATGCTCCACTTGAAGACATCACCACAAAAGAAATTGCGGCAATGCTCAATGGATACATAGACGAGGGCAAGGCGGCGTCAGCCAAGTTAATCAGATCAACACTGAGCGATGCATTCCGAGAGGCAATAGCTGAAGGCCATATAACAACAAACCCTGTCGCTGCCACTCGCGCAGCAAAATCAGAGGTAAGGAGATCAAGACTTACGGCTGACGAATACCTGAAAATTTATCAAGCAGCAGAATCATCACCATGTTGGCTCAGACTTGCAATGGAACTGGCTGTTGTTACCGGGCAACGAGTTGGTGATTTATGCGAAATGAAGTGGTCTGATATCGTAGATGGATATCTTTATGTCGAGCAAAGCAAAACAGGCGTAAAAATTGCCATCCCAACAGCATTGCATGTTGATGCTCTCGGAATATCAATGAAGGAAACACTTGATAAATGCAAAGAGATTCTTGGCGGAGAAACCATAATTGCATCTACTCGTCGCGAACCGCTTTCATCCGGCACAGTATCAAGGTATTTTATGCGCGCACGAAAAGCATCAGGTCTTTCCTTCGAAGGGGATCCGCCTACCTTTCACGAGTTGCGCAGTTTGTCTGCAAGACTCTATGAGAAGCAGATAAGCGATAAGTTTGCTCAACATCTTCTCGGGCATAAGTCGGACACCATGGCATCACAGTATCGTGATGACAGAGGCAGGGAGTGGGACAAAATTGAAATCAAATAATGATTTTATTTTGACTGATAGTGACCTGTTCGTTGCAACAAATTGATAAGCAATGCTTTTTTATAATGCCAACTTAGTATAAAAAAGCAGGCTTCAACGGATTCATTTTTCTATTTCATAGCCCGGAGCAACCTGTGAACACATTTTCAGTTTCCCGTCTGGCGCTGGCATTGGCTTTTGGCGTGACGCTGACCGCCTGTAGCTCAACCCCGCCCGATCAACGTCCTTCTGATCAAACCGCGCCTGGTACCTCTTCTCGCCCGATTCTGTCGGCAAAAGAAGCGCAGAATTTCGATGCTCAACACTATTTTGCATCCCTGACACCAGGTGCTGCAGCGTGGAATCCTTCCCCGATTACCCTGCCTGCGCAACCTGACTTTGTTGTCGGCCCGGCGGGCACTCAAGGTGTAACGCATACCACGATTCAGGCGGCGGTAGATGCGGCAATTATCAAGCGTACCAACAAGCGCCAGTATATTGCCGTGATGCCTGGTGAGTATCAGGGAACGGTATATGTCCCTGCCGCTCCGGGTGGAATTACTCTGTACGGTACAGGTGAAAAACCGATTGATGTGAAGATTGGGCTTTCCCTTGATGGTGGCATGAGCCCTGCCGACTGGCGTCACGACGTCAACCCGCGCGGCAAATATATGCCAGGTAAACCAGCGTGGTATATGTACGATAGCTGCCAGAGCAAACGCAGCGACAGTATCGGTGTTCTCTGCTCTGCGGTCTTCTGGTCACAAAACAATGGCCTGCAACTGCAAAATCTGACCATCGAAAACACGCTGGGCGATAGCGTAGATGCAGGTAACCATCCGGCGGTGGCACTGCGTACTGATGGTGACCAGGTACAGATTAACAACGTTAACATTCTCGGTCGTCAGAACACCTTCTTTGTCACCAACAGCGGTGTGCAGAACCGTCTGGAAACGAATCGTCAGCCGCGTACGCTGGTGACCAACAGCTACATTGAAGGGGATGTGGATATCGTTTCTGGTCGCGGCGCAGTGGTGTTCGATAACACCGAATTCCGCGTGGTGAACTCACGTACTCAGCAAGAAGCGTATGTGTTTGCACCGGCTACGCTGTCCAACATTTACTACGGTTTCCTCGCCGTAAACAGCCGTTTCAATGCTTTCGGTGATGGTGTGGCGCAACTGGGCCGCTCGCTGGATGTTGATGCCAATACCAACGGTCAGGTGGTGATCCGTGATAGCGCCATCAACGAAGGTTTTAACACGGCTAAACCGTGGGCCGATGCGGTGATCTCTAATCGTCCGTTTGCGGGTAATACCGGCAGCGTAGATGATAACGACGAAATACAGCGCAATCTGAATGACACTAACTACAACCGCATGTGGGAATACAATAACCGCGGCGTGGGTAGTAAAGTGGTTGCAGAGGCGAAGAAGTAA